GGATAATACTATGATACTTTTTCGATTATTTGCGTATGCGTGGATTATTTTAGCGGCTGAAAAGTTTGCTGAGAGTAATTTGCAAAAATATATGCTAGCATCGAATGCGGATGTTAAAGTTCGCAAGTATCTAGGTTCCCAGTTTGGTGGATACAGTGACTTCATGGAACATGTTGAAGCAGCTTTAAATGGTGATGACAATACTTTCACAGTCAGTGATGAATGTGTTAGTTGGTTTAATCCTAGAGCGGTGAGTTCTGTGTGGTCGGGTATCGGTGTGACAACCAATACTCCTTGTTTAGATCCACGCCCATTGTCGGAATGTACGTTTTTATCGCAATCTTTTAAACAAATTAATGGATTGTGGTTACCGTGCCCGGCAACTGATCGTGTTTTATCATCAATGATGTATGGAACAAACATTGACGATGTTCGCTGGCATCTCATGCGCGCAAGCGCATTGAGAATTGACAGCTGGGCAAATATTGAGGTTCGTGATGTGTTGATGGATTATATAAATCATTTACGTCGTAAGTTTAACGATGAGATGTTTGGTGAAGTCCAATTTAGCCCAAAACGAGATCCTATGTCAATGGATCAAGTGTTGAGTGTGTATAAAAGTGATGACTGGATTTGGGGATTGTATTCGGGTGAGGAAGGAATTGAACAGGTTAGCGCTGTTAAATCAGACCTGTTAAAAATTGTTTCTGATTTTTCCTTCCCCCATACAAATTTATCTCCTTATCTTTAATCTCTAATTCTCTCAATAAACTTTTTCGTAAGTGTATGCTTCGGTACATACTGTCATTCTTTACACAAGTAGAAAATGAACAGGCCCAAGAAAGCACAAAAAAAGAAAGCAGCTGCCACTGCAACAAAAGTTGCAAAGGCGGTTGTGAGTGCGATTACGCATTCGTCTCCTGCAAAACAGAAGAAGAAGCGAAATCGCAAACGCAAACAAAATCTGGGCAACCACCCAGGAGGTACTGGCCGGCTAGGTCTTTCCTCAGTAAATAGGTCTTCAACTCGTTTGAAGCAAGTTATTGAGGAGGATGAGTACATTACTGACATTAACGGGTCAGTGGCTTTTGCCACAACTCAGTATGCTGTCAATATTGGACAAGCTGCCGTATTTCCTTGGGGTTCAAAAATTGCCTCGTTGTTTGAAAAATATCATTTTGATATGCTTGAATTTTATTATCGTCGGGAAGTGTCTGAATATGCTACTAATGGCCAGAGTGGTAAAGTGATGTTATCGTTTGATTACGATGCATCAGATGCACCACCCGCCAATAAGCAGCAAGTTCTTGATACTATTCCTCATGTTGATGCGATGCCTTGCGAACCAACGCTTCGTCTTCACATTAACACAAAAGAAATGAAATCTCAAGATGGTTGGTATGTTCGTCCTGGTGCACAACCAGCGAACACCGACATTAAAACATATGATTCCGGTATTTTATCAGTCTCCACTTATGGGTGTGCAAACACATCTGCAATTGGGGAATTGCGTGTACGTTATAAATGTACTCTCCATGTGCCCGTGCTCGAGGCACCTGGTGGACCAGCTTTACAAGCTGGTAGTTATATGGAGTTGACATCTGCTCTAGCTGGTGAAACAGCTGCAGCAACAACAGTATGGGGTCCACAGTTTGCTTCTGCAACTAACCCTGTAACTATTGCCAATAGTATTCAAGCTACCGTGTCGTCTGCGGGTTTAATTACATTACTCCCTGGGACGTATAAGATAGAGTTTGCAACCACTAGCACTTGTAATGGTGCCAGCGTTTCTGCATTGAATACCAAATTGTGTCAAGTGACAACAGCCAACACTGATCCTGTGATTGGTGCTACTGGTAATGGAGCGGTGTCTCAAGTTAATGAGGCAACTGCTGCATATAACGGTTGGTTTAGTCCTATATCTGGCTACATATGGAGCACAGCGCAATGGGGGTTGACTCTCTCGTTGCAATCTGCTGTTACGTATGGTGCTGGTGTGGCCGTAAATAATTCGTATATTAAAATAACTTCTCTTTAGCAATTAATTTCTTCTCAAAATGTTGGGTTACCACAAGGTGTGGTTCCTGTATCACAAGTTTTATTATATGCACATCTTACTGAAACTCCCCTGGGTACTGCATCAGTTGCAAGTCCTTTCGGTACGAGTGGTGGTATTTTGTCAAGTAATTCTACTTTGCCTGTTGTCATATCTTCTCCGACTTTTTCTTTACCTGTTGTTGGGTATTATTTAGTTGGTATTGGTATGAATAATTTAGGTAATGGTACTGTTCTTTTAAATTCTCCTGGAGTTAATATCCAGTTTGTTGTTGCCTTTGCTGATTATGGTGAAGGTCAACAAGTAGCTGCAGTGAGCGGTCAAGCCGTTTCTCTGTATGTTGTGAGAGTTTTAGTTTCAG